AGTATGTGTCCAAGTGGTGGGTGGACACCGATGGCGATGGCGTGGGCGAGGCAGATACGTGGTCGGGCGACACCAACGAGCCGCTGCTTGATGCGGAGGCCATGACGCTCGGCGTGATCTGGCGTTGGCTGAAGCGCAACCGCCTGCCGTATCAGGACGAGTTCCAGGAATACGACATGCGCGTGAAGCAATTGATCGCGCGCGACGGTGGCGCGAAGGTGTTGAACATGGGCGGGCGCGCGCATGGCGAAGGCCCGCGCATTCCGGGCGTGCCGGACGGTAGCTGGAACCTCTGACGATGGACCGGCGGAGCATGATGGCGGAGGCGCTGCTTCGTGGCGCGCCGGCCGCGTCTCCGGTTGCGCGGCGTGACTTCCCCGTCGCGCCCGAGCCGATGATCCCGGCGGGCACGCCTTCGATGCAGGCGCCGGGCTCGTCCTTCGCGCCGCTGGACACGGTGGACCCCACGGCGTTGATGGCGCTGCGGCTGGGGCAGGGGCAGACGGTCGCGGACACGTCGCGGCTGTATGGGCTGGCGAACGATGCGGCGGGGTGGGGCGCAACGCTCGTGGGCACGCGAGCGTCAAGCGCCGGGCTTCCTGGCGGCAATGCGGCGTGGGATCGTTTGCGCGAGGCTGAAAGGCGGTCGCAGCCCCACTTGACTACCGATGCCGCGACATGGCGTGAAACTGGATGGCAGCGTTTCCCGGATGGTAAGTGGCGCACCGAGATTGACGACGCGCAGGCGCCGTTGACGACGCGCGGTGGAGATGCGGCGCTCGGCATCGGTGAGGTCCATTCACAGCGACTTGCCGACGTTCTGGACCATCCGCAGTTGTTCCGCGCGCATCCGAGCCTTGCTGATATGCAGGCATCAATTGTCAGGCCGGAAACAGATAGGTTTTTTGCGGCAGACCCGAACGCGCGCGGATACTTTCGCGAGCACGCGGCAATGCCCGGCGGCGGCATGATAGCGGTGCGGGCCGGCCAGGGTATGGACGATACTCGTTCCGTCCTTCTGCACGAAATTCAACATGCAGTTCAGCGCGCGGAAGGGTTCGCGCCGGGGACCAACATGGCCAGTGGAGAAGTGACGCGCAGAGGCTTCGCAATTCGCGATGCGGCACAAGCGGAGCTTGCATCCCTCCAAGATGTGCGTAGCGCATGGGCAAACGGGCGGTTTGAGCAATTGCTGAGAGAGCGAGGCGTCGCGCGAGATGACGGGCTGCGCCAGATGGATGTCTGGCGCGAAGTGATGGATGAGTGGGCCTCAGCAAATCCCGCCGCCGCAGAGCGCATGAACCGCGCCATTGACGTCGCGAGCGGCGCACAGCGGCCAGAGCGGTTTGACCTTTATCGTTCGGCGCTCGGTGAGGCAGAGGCGCGAGCAGTGCAAGCGCGCCGCAACTGGCTTGACACTGACCGCTTGCGTGTGGACCCGCTGTTCACAATCCGCGGTGATGCCAGCGGGCCGTCTGTTGGCCTTTCTTTGTGGGACCCTCGTAACCCCGCACACAATCAGCAGGGGCTGATGGGGCTTATCGGCCCATGACCGAGCGCCGCGCCTTCCCGCAGCCGCAGACAGGAGATGCACGCTAGATGCTCGCGCCATCCCCCCAGTCACGCGGCACTGGCCGGCTTCTGCCGGTGGCGGCGCCGTCGCGCGGCTGGAACACGCGCGACCTCATCACCACGATGGAGCCGGGCTTCGCGCCGATCTTCGACAACGTGTTGGTGGAGGGTGGACAGCCCCGCGTGCGGCGCGGCTGGCGCGAATGGGCCACGGGGCTGCCGGGGCGCGTGGACGGGCTCATGTCCTTCACGGGCGCGGGCGCGTCGGAAGCGGTCTTCGCCGGCAGCGGCACCGGGATCTATAACGTGACATCGACCGGCGCGGTTGGCGCTGCCGCCGTGTCGGGGCTGACCTCCGCGCGATGGGATGGCATCAACTTCGCCGCATCGGGCGCGAATTATCTGTTTTGCTTCAACGGCGCGGACACGCCGCGCACCTATGACGGCGCGTCGTGGGCGAGTTGGGGTGGCACGGGCGTGACCGGCGGCGTGTCCTGGGCCGGCGCGGTCAATGGCCGGCTGTTCCTCGGCAACACGTCGCGGCTCTCGTTCTACTACGGCGCGGCGGGCGCCATCGCGGGAGCGTTCACGGAGTTTCCCTTGCAGGGCGTTGCCACGCGCGGCGGCGCGGTCTGTGCGATGGCCACGCTGTCCGGTGACGGCGGCGACGGCCCGCAGGACCTTACGGTGTTCATCACCACGGAAGGCGAGGCAATCGTCTACGCAGGCACCGACCCGAGCAGCGCCAGCACCTGGGGCCTTGTCGGACGGTGGCGGCTGCCGCGCCCTGTCGGCGCTCCGCATCGCTGTGTGGCGCGCTACGGCGGCGACGCGCTCTATATGTGCGACGCGGGCGTTGTCCCGCTCTCGGCGTTTCGGTCGGGCGTTGATGCGGCAACGGTGATCGAGCGCGCCGCGACCACGCGCCACATCGGCCCGACCTGGCGCACGCTGACGAATGACCGCCGCACATCGAGCGGATGGGGGCTGGCGCCGCTGACGCGCCTTGGCCTTGTCGTGATGAATGTCCCGTGGGGCACCACAACGGCGCAACAGGTGGTTCTGAGCGAGAACGATGCGTTGTCTCGCTGGTCTAACATCCCGGCGGCGGTATGGGCCGAAGGGCTCGGCGGGCGCGTGTTCGTGGGCGACAGCACGGCGGATGGGCGCGTGCTGCTCTACGGTGAGGACGTGACGGACGACGGCCTTGGCATTCGCTCCGAGACCGTGACGGCGTTCTCTTTCGCGCGCACGCCGGGGCGCACCAAGCGGGCGCAGATGGTGCAGCCGGTCATGCGCGACGCCGACAGCGTGACGCTTTCGGCCACGGTGCTGACCGATTGGCGCGTGCCGACTGCCCAAGTGGACGCGCTTGGTGCGGGTGCAGCCTCGCCGGCCCTGCCGCCGCTGACGGCGAGCGCGGGCTTTCTGTCGTGGGATGTGGGCGACTGGGACGAAGGGCTATGGGGCGGCGGTGAAGGCGATGTGCGCGCGCCGTGGTTCACGACGATGGCCATAGGTCAGTCCTTCGCGGTGCGGCTGGCGATCACCAGCGGTTACGGGCGGCCGGCGCTGCTGGGCAACAACGTGGTCTATGAGATGGGCGGGCCTGTCGGATGAACGCCACTGTCCCGCAAATCTTCCCGCCCGGCCTGCCGCTGCTGCATGGGCCAGAACTGACGGAGCACCTGGCGGCCTGGGCGGCGGCGCGGATCCCGCATGTCGGCGCGGACGGCTTCGGCCCGTGCTGGGCTGTCGGCGTGGTGCGCGGCGATGCGATGGCGGCTGTCGTGGTGCTGCACGACTTCCAGCCGAGCCTTGGCACGGTCCAGTTGTCGGCTGCTGCGGACAGCCCGCGCTGGGCGACGCGGCAGGTGGTCGGCGCGATCCTCGGCGCGGCGTTCCTCGGGCGCCTCGGCGCTCCGGTGCGGCGCGTGTGGACGGCCACGCCGAGCACCAATGAGCGCGCTGTGCGGTTCAACCTCGGCGTCGGCTTCGTGCGTGAGGCGGTGTTGCGTGAGCACTACGCGCCGAAGGTGCATGCGGTGATCTGCGGCATGATGGCCCGCGAATGGCAACGGAAATACGGAGGCTAGGCTGTGGGCAAGAAGGCTCCCCGCGCACCTGATCCCTACGCGACGGCTGCCGCGCAGGGCCAGATGAACGCTGACACGGCGCGCGTTCAGGCGCGGCTGAACCGTGGCGACACGTTCACGCCCATGGGCAGCGTGACGAACCGCGACCTCGGCGGCGACCGCTGGGAAACGCGCGTCAACCTCTCGCCTGAGCAGCAGCAGCTTTACCAGCAGGGCGTGGCGCTCTCGACCGGCGGCGGGCAACTGGCGCTGGATATGCTGCCGGACGCGCGACGCGTGCTGTCGCAGCCGATGGCGGTGGATGATCCCGATGCGCGGGACCGCGCCACGGCGGGCATCATGTCGCGGCTTGAGCCGCAGTTTCAGCGGGACCGCGAGGGGCTGGAAGGCCGGCTGCTGGCGCAGGGCTTCACGCCAGGCTCGGAAGCCTACAACCGGGCGGCGGATGAACTGTCGCGCGCGCGGACGGATGCGCGGATGCAGGCCGTGACGGCGGGCCTCGGTGAGAGCCGGGCGGCGGCGGGTTTCAACAACGCGACGCGTGCGCAGCGTGTCAACGAACTGGGCATGCTGTTCGGCCTTGGGCCGGGCATGCAGATGCCGCAGCAGCTTCAGCAGGCGCAGGTTGGCGTGAACAGCCCCGACCTGATGGGCATGGTGCAGAACAACTACAACCAGCAGACCGCGCAGTATGGGGCCAACATGGCCGCGCTAGGCCAGTTGTTCGGCGCGGCGGGTGCTGCGGGCGGCGCTTACCTGCGCTCGGATCGGCGCTTGAAGCGCGCGGTGGAGCGCATCGGGACGTGGCGCAACGGTTTGCCCGTGTATCGCTTCCAGTATCTGTGGAGCGATCAACCGCATGTC